CTCCATATCTTTAGACTTAGGAGCTTCGCTGCTGATTATCTTTTATATTAAAATAATCCCTATATTGTAGAATTATAGTACAAGTATAGAACTATTTTTAATAAGTTCCAAATTATTATTACATAAAAAACAGTTTCCTATTAATTTTTGTAAATTTAGAAAAAGATGTCCCAGCAATTAGGGTAATTTATACTGAGCCAATATCAAACCCAGTTGGTGCTATCGAAAGTAGTGAACAGTTTCTAAGACCAAATTTTTTCATTTTTTCAAGTTCATCGCTTGAAAAGGCTTCTTTCATTATACTAGATTCAAATACCTTGTCTGAATAGCCAGGAAATGTTCCAAGTTCTTTAGCAAGATCATATGAGGTAAATACAGAATTTCTGAAAATAAGTCTCATAATATTTTCTGCAAGTTTTATCGACTCTAGGCTTCCATATTTAATATTCAATTTTATAAACATATCATGAAGTCCCATAATTCCTATGCCAAGGTTTCGGTATTTAGCAATTTGTTCTTGTTGTTCCTTAAGAGGGTGGTTATGAAGATTTTCATCTATAATCCTATCCATTTCCCTAACAATAATCTTTATATCTGAAACTAGTTCAGAATAATTAACTGTTGCAAATTTTGTAAAAGGATCTTTTACATATTCAGATAGATTTATTGAGGATAAGTTACAGGACATATTTTTTGGCAAAGGTTGTTCCTATATATTACCTATTTAGCTTTTTATCTAGATATTCTGGAAGTTTCCTTCATACTCTTTATTGCCATTAGAGATACGTCTGTCAATTCAGACCAGTTTAGCATATATTTTCACTATAAAGTGTTGGGCACTCTTGGTGGAATTATATTTATTCATCCACTATGCGTTACGATGTTTCATAGCCTATTCGTAATCTATGAAATTATCTCGGTATTATCATGCAATAATTTGTTTAGACTTCACCGATTTTACCCAATTTTTTACATGAGGCAAACAATACAACTAACTGATAACCAGCCATTTACTACCACATGGATTACTGGTATCTATTTGATACTCAGTAATATACTCCATCAAATTATAATTTCTGAATCTATTCATAAACATGACTCCAGGCTCTGCATGTTCATATGCATTTTTCATCATAAGTTTATAAATTTCAATTGGAGTTATATCATAATCAGGATATCCCTTAAACTTAGATTTAATATGAAGGGTTATAACTTCTCCTGTCTCATAAAACTTATCTACAGCATTCATAAAGTTATCATCAACTTCCACAGAAAGGTTTGCATTATTGATCTTTCCAAGATTGCTTTTAATAGTTATGAAATCTTTTATTTGTGGATGATCTGCTGAAAGAGACATCATTAATGCGCCTTTACGTGATCCACCCTGAGAAACAGAAGCAGTTACAGTATTAAATATCTCCATAAATGGAACAATACCATCTGTTTCATATCCTGAAGAAAGTTTTGATCCTTTTGGACGAATATCAGATAAAGATAATCCTTGACCTCCCTGAGCTTTGAACGTTAATCCTATATTTTTTGCCGTTTGAAGAATATCATCAAGATTATCTGCAATTTTACCAGACGAGTAGCAATTTGAGTACGAAGCCTGTCTGTCTGTTTGTCTGTTTGATAGAGTTCTTCCTCCAAATAAGAACTTTTTAGCAACAATTAACTTTCTTAGTTCTTCATTTCCACCACTAACTCTATCAAACCACTCGTCTAAAGACTCATTATTATATCTATACTTTTTATTTCAAATATCAATTCCTAATTGATCATTATTAAGCCATTCTTCAACAGTCATATATTATATACTTAATTAATAATTTATTCAAACTCTCTATTTTTTCTTTTACTTATTCTCACATCTGCTTCATCTACTCCAAACACAATATACTGACCTAATTGAGTTCGTACTGAAGGAGTATATTCCATCTCAAAATCAATATCACTAGAATAGTACACTGTTTTCCCATATATATTCTCTTGACACTTCTTTATTAGTTCTTTTGATAACTCTATTGCTTCTGTTTTATTACTAGCAGTTCCTAAGAGTTGATTATCTTTTTGAGTTCGAATTTCTATAACCCGCTTAAGTTTACAACGACCTTTTCTACGGACACTGTTAATTTTAAAAGGATTTTTTCTAGTATCTTCAACTCCAGAAGCAACAGTAATAATTATACCTGCTCCCTTAAAATCAAACATACCCTTTTCCTCTAAAAAATCTGCAGCGTATATATTTAAGTCTTTCGTAAGTATAGGAGAGCCTGCTTTCTTCCAATTTTTTGTAGCATCTTGTACTACAGTAATACCTGCTTGAAAAGCTATAAGTTTTGCCTCCTCTAATGAGTGAGCTTGAATTTCTATCTTCTGCATACTAAACAAATATAATATCATCTGAATAACCATTCATCTCACAATATGCAACCATCTTAAGAAGTTTACAAAATTCTCTACGTCCTTGTTCTAACAACTCTTTATTAATTGGAAAAACAGCTACACTATTATCTGTCGTAGTTTCAACCACAATAACATTACACTTTACAGATCACTCACGTGGATTATATCCGTACTCTTTTTCACAATACCTAAGTAAAACTCAAATATAATATGCAAATTGTCTTGAATAAGAAAATATTTCAAATGATCCACCAGGTTCCATAAATTGATATAATAAATGGCCTGTTGTTTTTAGATCATTTAAAGTGACAATTTTATTTTCAAGATCAATTGTCCAATTATCAGCTTTCATTTTAAGTTTAAGAGTATATTGACTATCATTATAAGATGCGTTAATATCAATAAAGAACGCTTCTTCATTATACGTTTCAATGGCATCTCCAAAGATATCAGTAGGGTATAATAGATTATTTACTTGTCTATTAGAATTAAGATTATTAATACACTTTTCTACTGTATCTCGATCCTTAGATGATAGAATAATAGTATTATTATCTGTTATAAGTTTAAGATTATAGTAATATCTAAACCCATCTTTAATAATACTTTTTATTCTAGAAGGGGTTAAGCTTAATTCATAATAATGTATCTTTCCACAAGCTTCTACTATAGCACTATATATAGGTAGATTCTTTTTTCGTAGCTTAAATATTTCATCGATTACCAGTCCTAACTTAGCTGAGGGTTTACCTATGTCTGGGCCTAAAGTAAAGATATCTTTCTGGAGTAGTAGTTCATGGATTGCACTGCCAATACTTAATGATATTGTGGTTTCTCCAGTAAATCCTTCTTTATATTTGCTTGGAGACCCATTTTGATTAGGATTAATCAACTTTAAACGAGAATTTGATATATAGTTGGTATATTTACTTGAAAAATATTCCTCATCAGACATTTTCTCACGATGGACACTTTCTAAATTAGGAGATAGTTTTATATCATTTAAATTAACTGTCATAATGTTTTATAAAGTGGTACTTATTATTAGAAATACCCATAAGAACTTTGTTAGCTTCTTCTACTTTATATTGTGAAACTAAATTATATTTAACTTTCAAGTTTCCTTTTTGGTCTATCATCTTCTATCTTTGTATCTCCTGTTTTATTCATATTAACTAAAGCAGTTAAAAATAGCTCGCATAGTCTCGCAGAAAGACCTAAATTTGCTTTTAAATCTGTGATTTTTGGTTCAAAGGAAGGTTTATAGTCCAAGTTTCCTTTATCGTCTAGACTAAAATCTAGAACGATTTTCTGTCCTGTGCTGTGAATAAATTCTACTTTACAAGTTTCCATATTTCTTAATTAATTCATAAAAAAAATCTTTCGGTATCATAACCACTTCTCCAACTGACCTAAATGTAGACTCTGTTGGTTTAATTTTTTTTCAAAAGATAACAAATGGTTTATCTTTAAAAGGACATGAGTTTAAAATTCCAAAATAATCTGGAGTATTAATAGTTGCTTTTAACTGAGGATTAAAAAATAGTTTATTTTCAACATCAACTAAATCAACCTTTCTATCATCCATACTTTTACTTTCTGATCTAGAGGTAACAACACCTGTAAAACCAAGGTCTCGTAACTCTTTTGCTATCTGTACCTCATAAGCATTTCCTCTAGCTCTATTCCTCTTTAAATTTCTTGATTTCTTCTCTTTCCCCCTCTGATTTTCCTTTAATATATTCTTTTGCGCTTTCAATTAGACTAACAGTTTTATCATGTTTATATTTGGCATAAAAGTCAGATATATCTTTAGCTTTATATTCTCAAGGTATTCATATTGGAATAACTTCAGGGAATTTCTTTTTAATAGATATCATTGCTCTCAATCCTGGACGATCATTATCATATAATAAGATTATATGTTTAAATCTTTCTTTAAGACGATGATATTGAGCCTCAGATAAGAAACAATTTTCTGATATTGGGGCTATTGCGGGAATTCCTAAATTATACAATGTCATTACATCTTTTAATGACTTAGTAACAACAAGATATTCTCCCATTTTTGGTAACATGTGAGATCCTTGTAGTCTTAGTGATTTTCAATTAGATATAAATTTATATTTTCTATTATTAGGAAAATAAATCCGTCAACGTTCAATATCTTCTCTTATACCTCCATAATATCCAAATACTAATTGTTTATCTTTAAACAAATGAAACAAATTATTATTAAGGAATACATTTTTACAAGAAAATACCTTGAACTTGTTTAGTGTTCGCAAATCAATACCAAACTTAGCCCATCAATCTAACTCATATTGTTCGAAATCTTTTATTTCAACTTGAATAATAGCATCAGTAGTATCTTCAAGTTTTGTATTAGAATACTTAATCTCCTGCGGTATATTATTTTGTCTGGGAATTAAACCTATATCACTTGCAACTATGTTTAATGCCTTATAATACCCACAGCCATATTTATTCATAACCACATATACTCAATCTCCGCAATAATTACTTCCAAAGTCTTTTATAATAATCCTACCCATGCGATTTTTATAATATGCTACAGTAGGTTTTGAATCGTTTCTTACTTTAGACCTAAAAAGACCCTTTTTTACAGGTTGCCCATAATAAGTATACATTAATGTTTCTTGAGAAACCTTAGATTCAATTAAATCTCTAGTTATAACAGCAGGAAACTTGTATTCCATATCTTACCTCTTTATACATAAGTTTACGATTATTTATAATATAATGTACAAGCATACTTCTTTCAGTAACGAAGAAGATATGCTTGTACATGCGTCATATAACTATAACTTATTTATTATTAGAAAGGCAGATCACTGTCGTCATTGTTCATACTATCTTCTTGAGGAGAAAAGTCTTCACGCAGATCATCAAGTTCATTATTACGTTGGCGCATATCAGTAGGCTTTGCATTTGCTGCACTGTCAATAGCTGTTTTTTCTTTTGCGGTTAATACAAGATCATGACCAATTATTTTTGTAGTCATATAAATTGCGTTATCCTTACTGAGACGTGCTACAAACCCAGGAAAACCTACAAAGTTCCCAGTAGTTGGCACAAGCTTAATTTGTGTCTGAGTTCCAACTTTCTTATCAAGATATTTCTTAAGAAGAGCAATGAAGGAGTCAAAATCTGGAGCAGCAAACTTATCTCCATCTGCTTCAATCTTATGTGCAAGTTCAGGATCAAGAGCATCAATTACTTGCTTGATTTTACACATAAACTGCTCAGATTCAGATGGATTTGTGCCATATTGACTTTGGGTTCTTTCTTCTGAGCGGGGTTCGAAAATTCGTTCATTGTGAATACCACTACCATCTACTGCCTCAAAACGAAGTTCAATTGCATTAAATCCATCCGCTTTATCAATTCCTTTAAAGATTACATTGTGAATTCCAGCACGAAGGAAATTATTAGATACTACCTTAGCGTCCTTGACGCCACCCATATTAAACATACTCATATTATTATTAAATTAAAGTTAATTCATTATTTTCAGTAATTAAACTAAGATCAGCGGGGATGAGGTCTGCCTCGTTAATTGGATCCATTCTAAACATCCCAGGTTTATACTCCTTAATTTTAAACAACTGACCATATTTAGTTAAGATTGTTTTCTGTGTTCCCTTAAAAGACACAGTATTGTTCTTGCTTACTTTATTACCAGCATTTGGATCAGCAAAAGCTTCCGCTTTACCAATTACAGGAATTGTAATTTCATTATTTTTTTGAATATAATTCACAGCAATTCTATCTCCATATTTGACTGACATAAGTTCTATTGCTTTAGGGGAGATAATTAGTCTACTATCTCCAACTTCAACAACTGGTAAGTTTATGTTATCATACTTAGGAGGTACATCTACTACCTTAACGTTAGTAACAGCCCGTGATTCTATATCAAAATCAAAAGATATTTTTAACATAAAATTTCTATTTTACAAGAGATGGGTAAATACGTTCCCAATGTGGTACAAATGTTCCATCTTCTTTACGTTCAGCAATAATAATATCTTTACCAGCTAAATGTTTGCATCGAGACCCAGTTAAGATTTCACCATTGTTTCCAAAATTAACACATAAATTACCATCTAGATCTCTATGACAGAACCCAATACCATCTGACTTAGCGGAAAGAATTCGTTTTGTTTTTCCAACAAGATCAAGATCTTTTACACTACCTTCAAGTCCCTCGTTCAATGATATATCTTTTACATGGCCACATAAGATGATATTTGGAGCACATTTTGATACCATATCAATAATCTTTTCTAAGGCTAAGCGCGTCCATATATATCCCTGACCAGAAGGGAGATGAGTTACATCCGTAACATCGGCGTATTTATCACTATACACAGGAGAAGCCTTATATAAATTCAAAGCTAGAGGTTTTACCATTTCCTCTAGAGCAGTAATAGTATCAATCGTTATGTACTTATAAGGCTTCCCTGCATCGATAATTGCTTTACAGACCTCTTTAATTTCTTTAACTGTATTTACTTTAATCTTAAGTGCATCGATGTAATTAGTTCCTGACTCACAATCGATAATTAGATTGTTATCAAGAGTTGAAAGAGTTGTAGTCTTCCCGCACTTTGGCAATCCATAGAGAATCAAGTACTTAGGGTCTTGTATAGATGCTGGAATTTTACTTTTTGGTAATTCAATAGCCATATTTAAAAACTAAATTTATTTTTATTTCTGATATCTTTTACTTCTGTATCTTTTACAGTTGCATCTTTTATTTCTTTTTCTCTTCATGAAAGATAATCTTCATAATTTATTTCATCAGATTTAGGTAAAGGATAGAACATACCAATACTACCTTTGAAAGCAGACATGATAATTCTATTAGAAATACCATATCTATTTTTAAGAATAATAATAGATCTACAAATATCTTGTAAACCATATCCTTCGTTATCATCCATTATTTTATATCCTCTATAACTTTTTAGTTGGGTTTTAAATGGACTAAATAATGCAATACAAATATCAGCAGCTTGTAATGGTTCACCTGACTGTTGAATTTCATCTGCAGTAGGCTCTTCCATACCAGCTTTTCTCCTATCCATAGTTGTACTATTTCTATTTTCTTGCATTATAATATCAAAACTAGTCTGACATAGTTCTCTAAATCTGACACAATAAGTTGATATAAGATCCATTTCTTCTTTTTTAGTTCTCCCTTTTTGAGGATTTACTAAAAGTAAATGATCAATAACAACATTAACTATTTGATTAGGATTATTTGGGGTATATATAGTTCTTTTTCCATTAGGACTTTTTTGAAAGGTTCCTAAACTTTTGTGGAGTTCCATCATTTCTGCATAAAAAGAATCTGCAGAGAGCTGTTTATCAT